TTACATCTATTGTATCACCATCAACAATCTTTGTTACTTTGTCAACACGATAACTAAAATCTGTTGGGTCACCTAGTTTCTGTTTTGCCATTATAGTACCTTGCCCTTATTAACACCTGATTTGATAACATATTTCTGTGTACCATTGGCGCCAACTTCTACCTCTTTTCGTAGATGTTTTGTTAAATTTAATTCTTGTTTTTTTCTGTACACTTCTCTTGCGTGTTCAGTTAATTGTTTTGTTCTATCTCTATCCATTAGAATGTCTTTCTACTCTTAGCAAAAACAGAACCAATTGTTGCACCTTGAAACTGTGCGACAGGTAGATAAGCTGCCAATGCCATCTCATTCACATCAACTCTCAAAAATTGAGACCTGACCTGTGAGTACAAATATCTTTTAATACTTGCCTTTACATATTTATTAGACTTTATCGAGTCATATGAGGCTTGAATTTTTGTTGATTGGTCAAACTTATTGTTACTTGCTAGTGTCTGTAACTGTTGTAAAAATGCAAATCTAGCACCGTAAGGCAGATAATGAAAATTTAAACCAATAAAACCACCTTTCATAGTGTCAATTGGTAAAACTAGAGGGAATGTGTCATAATATGGTAGTCGTGCTTTTGTTTTAGGGTCATAAAAGAACATGCTCATACGACCAGCACTAGGTCTACCTAGTAACTTACCAGAGGCAAACAATTCACTAGGACTAGTTCTATCTGCGATAAGAGATACAGCGTTTCTGTACCAACTAGCACTCTTTTGTTTGTTGCCTTGTAAATCTTTTAGTGGTGAAAATATATCAATTGCCATACCACTATTTATAAGAAAACCCCTAGCGATTTCTCGCTAGAGGTCAATGCTTTGGTAATGAGAGAGAAAGGACTAATCTTCGTCTGCTAATTTACTAAAGTAAGATAATGTATCATCATCTTCGCTAGCAGGCGTTGATTCGCTTACCTTCGGCATTTCTACAGCCGTTGTAGTCTGTGGTGGGAGGTCTACAGAGTCTACTGTCGCTGTACTTTGCGTACCCGTAATTACCCTATTCAGTTTCTCTTTGAGTTCATCATAGGTCTTAAAATTACTAGGGTCAACAAATGGTTTTAGAGGGTGTTGTTTTTCCCAAATCGCTTTGATTTCGTCATCTGACGCTTTCAATGGCGTAACACCTTCAAATTCGGATTTGTCGTAGTTCCAATAACCATCAACTTTTCTAATTTTCAGTTTAAAGTTTGCACCTTTCCAAAAATCAAATGGGTTGATTGCTTGTTCATCTTCAAACGCTGGTTGCATGGCTTCAGTAATCTTATCAAAGATTTTCTTACCAAACTTGTACAGTTTTACCTGTCCTTCGTTCTCTGGATGTTTAGGGTCTGATACAACATAGATGTTTGCATAGTAAGATAATTTTCTTTTTCTCTTTCTAGCAATCTCTTTGTCACTATCAACACCAGTATTCCACAATCTAGTATTCTCTTCACTAACAGGATCCTTTTGATTAAGAGTTGTTAATGAGTTCTCAATAAACCAACCACCTTTGTCTTGAAACGCATGTGTCCAAACTCTCTGCCATGGCATTTCTTCACCATTAGAAGCAGGCAAGAAACGAATAACAGCATAACCGTTACCAGTTTTATCTAGTTCAGGTTTCCATAACCTGTCGTCTTGATACTTGTTGTTTGATTGTTGGTTCTCTGGTTGCATTTTAGTTTCCAGAGCTTTTGTGATTGCGTCAAAGTTACTTGACGACTTTTTTAGACTTTCAAAATCCATAATTTTCTCCTTTGTATTTTATGTGTTCGTTGTCTTCGTGTGACCTGTATAATTCGGCCTCATTATTATTTATAAGAGTTTTAATGCCCATTTAAATAATTCTTTACAATCTCAGGCTTTGATACCACATATGGGTCATCATCATCTGAGAAATTATTAAAACCTGGTTCTTCAAACATCTTTTCAACTACGCCATCATTTACAACGGCTGCATATCTCCAAGACCTCATGCCAAAACCTTGTTTAGGTTTAGCGACCAGCATTCCCATGTTACTAGTAAATGTACCACAACCATCTGGTATCATCTTAACATTTTGTATTTCTAAATCTCTTGCCCAAGCATTCATAACAAATGCGTCATTTACTGATACACAATAAACATCATCAATGCCTAGTTCTTTAAACTCATTGTACATTCTATCATAACTTGGTAGTTCTTCACTTGAGCATGTTGGCGTAAATGCACCAGGTAAACTGAACAATACTATTCTTTTGCCTTTGAAAAGGTCATCTGTAGTTACATCTTTCCATGTACCACCGATAAATGTACAGCCGCCTTTTTCTTCGCTGTCGCCTTCTCTAAATTTAAATGTGTGTTTCTTTATATTCATAATCATATTCTCTATTTTATTTGTTACTAATATACACTAATCATGCTAGATTGTCAAGCGTGGAATAATCAGCATATACTATATTTTTTCTACTTTCCCACTTCTCAATAGGACCATTGACACCATCACGGCCGTCATTATATCTGTTAATCTTGATAAATTTGATATCAGGATACCAGTCCGCAAGTGTGTACCATTGATTAATCCAGTTCACACCAGGCGTAGGACCATTCTCTGGTGATACATAATGTTTCGTACCCTTATATAAATTATTTACATTATTATTAATACTATTGATATCGTGACCTATCAAATAAATCTCTTTAGGTTGTTCTCTGTGTATAGCAACATAACCACTACTTGCACCACAAGCCCAACCATGGTCGCCATGTTTTTTATCAGGTCTTTTTTGAATATCTGTTAATGATGTAGAATAATCAGGTTCTTTTATCCATGATACCTTAATCGTAGCATGGTTTATTTCTTTCTTTTGTAATTTGATAATATCTTTTTTAAACTTATCTGGTTCTCTCTTAATTAAATCTATGACACCTGATAATTTAGAACCATGCATTACATATTCTTGACTATCACCTTTTTCATTTGTGATTAAAACTTTATCTAAAGCGTCTTTAGCTTCTTCTAAGTTTGTAATACCACCCATTAACATAGGTTCATATGTCATGGCAGGTACTTTAGTCCAATCTCTGAAATAACATGGTATCTTTTGTGCTACACCAGCATGATATATCTCATGCATAATACCATGGTCAACAGCAGTTAATACATCTGGCATAAAATCTCTGTATATTGCATTGCACCCATATATGGTGCCGTGAGGTCTAAGTTTTTCTAAATCAAAACCTTTTCTACTCTCACCATTACCAATACAGAATACTTTACCACCAGCCATGTGCAACCCCCAATCCAAATACATTGACTATTGCAAAGTAACCTACAAGTATAGTAGGCCATGCTAGTTGGCGTCTGTAGTGTGCATAGAAGGCTGTAATACTACCGATAAAGAAACCAGGATATACTATTCGCATATCTGGATTATCAGCCGTAAAGGCAAGTGTCAAACTTGCACCAACTGTAAATAAGAAACTTGTTAATTCAAAATAGAAAGCCACTTTGTCTGATTTATAACTTGATGACCAAAAACTTTTAATCTTTTGCATTTTTTTACCCATAATAATGATTCAATAGTCCAGTTGCATATACGAAAATAGCAACTGCATTTAGGAAGATTAATGCACGGTCATGCCATAACATACCCACAACTAACCAACCTGTAACACCAATCCCATGAATTATAATGTTAATAGGAAATAAGTTTGCACTTGTTAATGCCATACCAATTATAATGAATATACTAGATACCCATTTGATATACCAAGACAAGTCACCTTTTGGTGTAATCTTTTTGAATACTCTGGTAGAGTTCAATTCTTTAATCTTATCGTCTAATTTCTTTCTCACTTCTTCTTTAGTCATTTACAAATACCTCTTTCATAATTAATTTCGCTTGTGTTTCATTATATGTTACAAAAGGTTTGAGTTTATTGAGTGTTTGTTTAATTTTTGGCCAAACAATTTTCTCTTCAATTTTCTTATCCCATATCTTACTAAACGATAATACTGTATCAAGAATGATGGCGGTCTGGAGGTGAATTTTTTTTCTGAGCAATAGTCGTAAAACTCTAGGATGTTGTCCGTTAACCACATCAAAGCCATCATCAAAAAGAATAGACTTGTTATCAAGGTCATTACGAATAGCCACGCAATCGTTCCTGAAATGGTAATCAAAGCCATCTTTGTATTTTCTATACTTGGTATAATTTTCAGCACCCTCATTGTTTATAACATTACCAATCCACTTATTGCCATCAACAGCAAAATTACTAACAAAATAATCCAGTATATCTCGCTCAGCATATCTTTTAGATAACTTGTGAAAAAAATACCTATCTGACCGTTTAGTAAAGCTTTCCAACTTTGCCGTAACCCTACCACCATATTTGTGATAGTCGTAATCACTTGTAAAATGATTCTTGACTGCCAAATAAGTTTTAAATACATCAAAGCCACCATACATACTAATCTAACAAATATTTTGCACTAATTGGAAAATGGTCTTTCAAGTGTTTTGCCATTTGTTGAGTTATCATTCTTGTTTCTTCTTGCGAATCTTCTTTATTTCTTAAATTACATACACGAGCAAAAGCCATCAATGAACCTGTCCAGTACCACTCTGTCATCATATTTTGTGGCAATACCATTCTTGCCATTTCAGGAGCAATACCCTCTTCAATCATTTTTTCATATGTATCTTTTGATTCTTTTACTAATGTCGTGATATCAAATTCTATTTCTTTTTGACTAGAACCTTGTTTCTTATCCTCTGGTGCACCACGCCAAATAAATGGTATATAAAATTCTGGTTTACTATCTACATATCTACGACTTACTTCATTCCAAACTAAACCAACTTGGTGTTTTACAAGTTGTCTTGCAACAAACACAGGTGCCTTGATTAAGAATTGTAATGTAGTGTGACCAAATGGTGACCAATGATTATGTTTAGCAAGATACTTGATAAGTTTTTCATCTTTATCTTGCAAGATTTTTACAATTTCATCACCACCAATAACATCTTCCCAATCACTTCGTTTATCAAAAGACACTCGAGCTGCATTTACAACTGAAAGGTCACTACCCATTTTATCAATTAATTGTATATTCATAACGGTAACTTTCCTGCCTCTGGCAATTTAAGTAGATTCGCTGTAGTACATTCTACTTGTATTTTTTCTTTTAGTGATTTAGAAATCAATCGGCCGACCGTTTCTACTTCGATTTTATTTTCTTCACAGTACCATAATATGGCATCCATGTATGTTATAGGTCTCTTGTCTTTGACAACACCCTCTATAATTAAACTAAATTCTTTGCTATTCATATGTATAATATATCACTTATTGTTAATAATGTAAAGCGTGGATTGATTCTGTTACGAGGTTCAATCCACAAAACCCTAAGCGACTAGGCCGCTAATGCAAAGTTATTATCGTTTGCGTTTAATTAGCATGAAAGGTTGCCACCTATTAATCTCTTACAATTTTCTCAACACCTGTCGAAACCTATATCAGCCCCATCATAAGCACACTCTGTAAATGTGTTTATGGTGGAGCTGGAGGGAATCGCACCCTCGTCCAGCATGTCTACCATAATTGTCGTCAACGACTAATTCTTATAAATCCAAACCTTTTAAATTAAAACTTGGATTAATTGTTGTATCAAAACTTATATACAATATACAAGCCTCTGAACCATCTGGTGCCTGCATTGTTACCATTTGTTCAGTTGTACCTTGTTTCAACCAATGTGTAACTACAAATGCAATATCACCATCTTCTTTACCGTTCGTTTTACCGAATGAAACACTAAATGGTGTCCACCCTTGTTCACTTCCATACTCCATTACCGTCTTTGTATCTCCACATATAATTGGAGCATGTGAACGGAAAAAATTATAGTGGTCATCAGCTACAGCTGTTGTAACTGAAAACAATGTTACTGCTATTGTTGATAGCATTCCCATAATTATTCCTGATATGATTTTATTCATGTAAGTCCCCTTTAGAGAGTGACTAGCTTGGTTTATTACCTGTCTTCTCTTCGTAATATTTATAGAAACCCTTGATTGCGTCTTCAAGTTTTCCCATGTAGTCTGCTTTGTTCTTAACGAATGCCTTAGCAGAACCGTCTTCACCAGCTTGTAGGATTACAATTTGTTCAATTGGTGTACCAAATAACTCTTCATACATAATTGCATAAGCAGTACATTGAATATAATAATTCTCATTCCAACTATCAACTCGTTCTTTGTTGGCAGTTTTGAAATCAATCACAGATAGTTTACCATTGTATTCTGCAATACAATCAACTTGACCTGCAACGGTCAGTTTCTTACTATACATGATTTTTTCTAATGCATGAATATTATCTACTTGGTCAAGATATGGTTTCAATAGTCGAAACATACCTAATGGTAATACATCACGAATTGATGGTGTTTCACCTTTTAAATATTGTTCTACAAGAGTATGTGTAGCAGAACCTCTACGAGCTGCTCTATTCATCTCCCATTTAGCTGCTTCTTCGCCAACATTCTTACGCCAAGCGATAAGACCAGGTTTTGGAATAGCACCTAATACAGTAGTAATACTTGGAAAGTGTTTATCTTCGACAGCATAAAACCTAAAACCATCAATATTCTTACCTTTGGTTGTTGGAAATTTACTCTCGTCTAGTTGTACAAAGTTTTTAGTCATTTCAGTTCCTTTTTCATTTCTATGTGTTCATTATATACTATATGTACTGTGTTGGCAAGCCTTAAATGCCTTTTTTGGCGTATAAATCATTCAAATAATCTCTACCCGACTTAAACGGTTCTGTTTCTCAGCTAATCATTGACAAGGCTAATTCAGTAGTTTCATCTACTCTTCTTGTCCAACCTTTACCAAATGTGGCAAATGTAGATAACTTTTCGTAATAATCTTGTCTTGCACCTTGATAATCTTCGATACATTTTTCAAGACCATGTTCTTCAACATATTCGCCTAGTTTTTTTAATGTATTTGGTCCAATACCACCATCTGCAACTGTACCAATCATTGTTTGTAGGTACTTGGCTGCTCTGCCTGGTCCTGCATTAACACCAAAGTCAAAAACGCAAAGGTCTAAACCGTTTGGTAGTTGGTCGCCTTTCATTTTATCCCAATAGCCTTTTTTGTAAATTGGTGCCACATCTTCGACTAATAAGTCTTTCATGTCTTTTGTGCCACCATGTTCTAGGTAAACTCTTTTAGTTACACCTAAATTAGTTTCTCCGCCTGGATCCTTTGGATGATTTACATAACCACCTTCGTGGTGTAAAATAGTTTCTAGGCACTTATCATAATTTGCTTGCATGTTTAGTTTCCTTTTGTTAGCTTTAATAGCTTTTCTATTTGTGCCTTAATAATCGGACCTCTATTAGGCCAATGAATATAAGGCTCGTCACTTTTCATAAGATTATAAAGAAACGGTAATATTAGTTTTTCTATTTCTTTAAATCTTTTTATAGTTTCTTCATCTGATAATGTTTGTGTGACTTGGTCTTTTTCTGCCACAATTTGCATGATTTCATTCATCATACTTTTAATATCGCCCACATCTGATTTGACTTTAGCTAGTTCTACATTATTCGTTTCTATAACGGAAGTATCTACAGCCGGCGTAGATTCAGGTGCTTTACTTACTGGTGTAAAACCCCAATCTGCGTCTAAGTCATATTCTCTTAAATAATCTGGTATACCTTTGTCTGCCATATCTATTTTCTCTTTTGAGCGGCTTGTCGTTTTCTATGTTTCTCTACAACTGCCTGTGTTTTAATTTCTTTAGTGCTTCGTTTACCGTGTTGTTTAGCAAACTCAGAGGCTGGGTGTGCTTCAGCAATTCTACTTTGCATTTCTTTCCAACCATTATCATTCTTCATAGCACCAACACCTACGACACCACTAGATATATTTATCTGTGTTAATAACTGTTTTATGTGCTTATTCTTCTTTAAATAAGCTTCTTTCTCAGCTATCATCATTATGTCGTCCCAAACTTTACCAGTTCTTGTGTTTTCAAATGTGTATGTTGGCATGTTAACTCTTGAATGGGTCTTTAATAGTAAAATATTTATTCAACATTTCTATTTGGTCATCATACTCTGCAATGACTTTTAATTCTTTTTCTGCTTCAGTAAGAACATCACCATGTTCACCAATACCAACTGCATTTTGTAGAATTACCTCTACATTAAGTTTATGTTTTTCAATGTGACCTTGAGCATGTGCCTTTAAGGCTTCTATCATTTTTTCACGCATTTATAACTCCTATATCTCTGCCGTGTTTTGGTAGTATTTCACACCCTCTATGTACCAGTTTGGCACACTAGCAGGTGATTTCCATGTCGCAAATCTAGTTTTTTCTAAACAATAATATTTACGATATGACTCAACTGAATCACCAGGTACTTTGCAATAATCAGGCATAGCAGGTGTAGGTTCAGTTGCAATCTTATTTAGTTGAATATTTTTAGGTGGATGTTTTAGTATGTCACCTAATAACTGAATAGTTTTGTGGTCAAGAACATGACCATATCTCAATTGCCATTGTTCGTGTAAAGCTATCATGTGTTTGTATAACCAGTTATAGTGGTATGCACTTGACATAACCCACTTCGTACTAGGGTGGTTTACATGACTTGCTTTGTATAATACATTTTCTAAGTTTGAATTAGGATGTGACCATCTTTTAATCTTACGACCATTTTTAGTTTGACCATAATATTCTGTACCGTCAAGAATACGGTGAGCAGTTGATAACATTTGAGCAGACTCAATAATCATTTTACATACATGTTTGTCACATGACATTTCAGCTGCCACTTTTGGGTCATGGTCTAGGTAAAATACATTCATTAGTTAATTGCCCTCCTAAAGTAATCTTCACGGTTATACATTTTACATAATTTAGAGAACACATTGTACCAGTAATCCTTAGCCCAATCTGTTCTTGCGTTTCTACATGCCGTTTCGGCATTTTTGATTCGCTTATCTTTTAATTTCTCACTAATCATAACTACATTATATACCATTTTACTCTCTTTGGCAACCACCTGTTTACGATAAATCCATTATTTGATTAAGTTTTATACGAATTTCATCTGGATTTAGACCTAATTTCTTCATTTTATCATAGTCCTTACTCTTTAGTTCACCAGTACCTATTTTTTTAAGAATATCTTTATAAACTTTTTCTCTATCTCTGACTCTTTTCGCTCTAACTTTTGCGTTAGAAGCTTCTTTTTGGTAATCTTTTTGGACTTTGTTTTCGGCTTCTTCTTTGTCAAGTTTTCTACTCCTTAGTGAGATATTAGCCGCTATCAATAACAATACTGCCAATGGGTCAAATACAAATATTAATACTATAATTACCCACCTAACAGCCTTATCAAAATAATCTTGTGCTTGCTCACCATATATTAATTCTGCAATATATTTAATTGGTCCTACTTCAGCTTCTATCTTATCTTGTTCTAACTGTAATGAACCTTTTTGGTCTGATAATTCTGCAATCTTATCACTTGCCTCGTTAATGGCAAGCGTCAAAGTGTCCCTTTCAGGCTTTTGTTTTTCTCTTTCTTTTAGACCTCTTGTTACATATTCCATACCAATATATGTTTCAAGTGTACTATCTAATAATGTTAATGTTTTGTTTGCTCTCTCAATAATTAAATTTTGTTGTTTAATTTGATTATCAATTAATTCTATTTTAATATTGTTACTAGATGTAGGTTGTACTTGGTCTAGGTGTGCCTTTGATAAGAAACCAAAGATACCCATAGATGTGATAAAGATTAATACTATAACAGCAAATGTCAAGTATGCTTTTATAGTTTGTGGTACAAGTTTATTGCGCCAGTTATTATATAACCATGAGGCGGCTACAAGTTTACCAACTTCTAAAGCACTACCCATAGCAATAATAGGTACAACTGCACCTGCGAATAAGGCCGTTAATCCAGCAATAGAATAACCAGCGGCTATTACAGATATAGATATGGCACTTAAAAATACGATTATAATTGTTAGCATATTAGTCCTAGTTTAATTGTGGTATGTCGTATTCAGTTCTTAATTTTTTGATAATACTTCTTAACTTTGGAAAGTATTTTTTATCAGCTGCATAAGCACCAAGTGTTTCAACATATAATAATGAATCTTCTATACCGTTATCTCTTAATTCTCTGTACTTTTCGTAAGCACTACCACTATTTAGTATATCCATATAATGTTGTACACTATCACATTCGTGCATATAGACTCTAACACCCCATTTTTTAGGATTATTACTAGGTAACATATGTGGTTCTCTTAAATCATATGTACGAATACCAAACAGATTTTTACCCTCTAGTGAAAATCTACTATTACCCCAACCACTTTCTAAAGCCGCCTGAGCCAATAATACTTCATAGATTACAGGTGTTACATCTGTTGTTGTATTGTAAATATAGTTTACACAAGCGCCGACACTATCAATAAATGTTTGATTGTTTGCTCTTTCAAAATCTGGTAATTTATGTGTGGTGATTGCCTCTAGGGTTTCTACCACTTGCTCGATTTCACTTTCTAGTTTGGCAGCCGTCGCCTCCTCATTTTCTGCTGATATAGTATAATATACACCACTAAAAACCAAAATGACCGTAACGGCCATTAAGGTTTGAAATATAGTTTTGATTTTTTCTCGCATTATGCCCTCTTGACAATAATGTAATCATAACTTGATATAGATTCTGGTTCATTTTCGCCATACTCTGACCATGTACCAATCTCTATGTTTTTATTTTTCTTTTGAAAGAATTGAACATCTTGACGGTCAATGTATTTCGATAATGTTTTAAATATCTTTTCAGATTGTTTTTCTGTAAAGTTATTAGCAACATCTGTTGACCAATTACCTGTGTAATAGGTCATTGCCTTTTCAGAACCACTAAGAAAGTGGTCTAGTTTTTTAGGGACGCCACTAATTACTGATTTGAGATAGTGGTCGAGTTCTTTTGATTTAGTTTTAGTTTGTGCCATAATATAGGTTTCTCCGTTTCAAGTTTATAAATCTGCAATTTTGAATTTTCTAATAACATTCTTAGTTGGTATAACTGTTGTGTTACCACCATCACCAAGTTCGTTATTGTCATCATAATTGTAGTCGCTCATCAAAACATGAACCATTCTATCTTCTTTTACCAACCAACCGGTCGATACACAAATAGCAGGTTTCATTTTTTGAATTTCTTTTAATGATTTCCAACCAGCGTCTGATTGAATATCCT